GTTCTTGCTCAACAACCGGCTCCGCATCTGCGGCCTCAGTTGGAGACTCTTGAGTGGCTAAACCAAGTTTTTGTGCATGAAACTCAGCTAAATTCTCACTTGTTACTAAGTTACCAGCTTGTTTCCTTACCGGTTCCTGTGCTACTTCTGCATCGGACATGGATTAACTCCAAGAATAAACCCGATGAACCCATCGGTAGGTTAAATCTATTAGAAACTGTTTTTCAATAGTTGTCAACGAGGTCCCATTGGTACGCCAGGAATGGCCGGTTGTTCTAACGGCTGCGGTTGCATCTGTTGTGCAGCAAACTGCGCAATCATTTGGTCATCCATTGCGGGGTTAGTCATTGGCTCCTGGGCAATTGCCATCTCCTGCTGCAAGAATGGTGACTCATTCATATTGACCTCGCTCTCAGCAAACGCGGCCACTTGGCCTTGTTCGGCATCTCTGCGATTCATTTCTTGCTGCAATGCGCGTGAGTCCATGCCCTTTAACAGCAGTTTGGTAATAGCGTCTAACTCAGTTCGGTTCTGGTCGGTAATCGACTTCATGTTGGTCTGATTAACTTTAGCCTCGTTGATGGTCTCGGTGTTATACGCCCTAGAGGTTACATCCATCAATTTGCGCTTGGTCTGACCTTCTTCTTTCATCCTTTGCACATCGGTTTGGTGCTGCAAGTTCATGGTCAAGGCCGCAATCTGTTGCTGCATATCGGCAACCATCTTTTGGCTGGCCATCAACTGCATTTGGACCTGTGGCGGAATGTCTGCTTTTTCGTCAATTTGGGCTAATGGGTTCATCGCAGCTAGGCGGTCAGCAATCACATCTGCGCCTGGGAAGTCCATGTTGCGGAATATTAGGTCACCGGCAGCTTGGAATAGTTCAGGGTTGGATTGGATGAGAGGAATCATCGACTCAACTGCCTCCTGGCGCTTAGATTGGTAGCCTGGGCCAGTATCCATGTAAACATCATATTCGCCCACGGTGACATCATTTAGTATCTTTTCCGCGCCTGATTCGTCCACGGCGCGTTGGTTAATCGTTACCATTTCGGGCTGGTTATCGTAGCCAATAATCCGCATTACGCGCTCTTTGTCATAAATCCTTGGGATAAGGTCTAAGATTACGCGCCCAGTTTGCTTGAGTGAGCGGGTCAAATTGTCGTAATAATGGAAGTTTGACATATCAATCTGCATCTGCTGGCCACGAATAGCCTTACCAGATTGATTGCCTTGCGCCATCATATTTGGGTCAAATATGCCCACTACGGTTTGCAGGTCATTGTTGATAGCACTTGTAGCCTCAACGATGCCGGCAGCTGGTGGCTCTGGTTGCAATCTAACCGGTACTGGAGCGGGTTGTCCCTCAATGTCTTTTTGCTTATAACGCAATACCGGCGTTGCCTTGATGTTAGCCAGGTTCCACTCGTTCTCATGGCCCTCATCTTGACCCTCTGCCAATAGCCATTTAGCCTTGGGCGCAAGAGCTACAGACTCGGTCAGAGCGGTACGCCAGTAGTTGTACATCCGCTGCGGGTCCTTGGCCATGCGCACAATGCCATACTTCTTGCGCTTATCGTCCACTACCAACTGTTGGCCATAGACGGGAACAATCGGAATGTACTTACCGGCCCAAGTGGATTCCTCTAAGATTTCTATGCCGGTCAGCTTGGCCCATTTAATGGTCTTGCGCATCGTTTCACGCTCGGCCACCACTTCAATGCCGGCTGCCATCATCATCTCATCGCTGGGCGCGTCATCTTTATAGACTTGCGTACCATCGGAAAGCATGAGCAATTTGGTCTTTTTGCGCTCGGTATACCACCACTCAGCGATCCGGATGTCATCTTTCATAATCCATTCGGCATCCGCGTCTCCAGTTCCACGCATATTAAAGTTACCGCCATCGTCCGCGTTAGGGTATTGGGCCTTAAATTCTTTCTTGCTCATTACCTCAGTAATTAGGCAGCACTCGGCATCTGCGCCATCTGGCATCTGACTGTTAGGGTCAAAGTAGACGGTAAAAGGGTTGGCAATCGGCTTAATGTAGATTTCTTGATCAAATGAGTCTGCCCGTGTGTAGTCGGTAACAACGCGCCAGTAACCCCAGCCCATCCGGACCGCAAACTCAAAGGCCGTATCGTAGGCGGTGTCCGCGTCCGAGTTGACCTCAATATGCTTAAAGATGCCCGTCAGGATGTCTGCTACCTTGGCGTTGGCTGCCGAGTTCATCGAGTGCGCTTTCATGCGGGGTCTTGCTTGGCGCTGCTGATTACAGACCTGGCGGATAAAGCCATCTAGTTTGTTAATCGTTAAACAGGGTCTGGCCTCAAGATTTCTAGAGTTTTGCACCTCTACTGGCCATTGATCCCCAGCGGAGAATTTAAGGTCATCCAAGGCATCTTGGCGATTGTAAGAGTCCGCATCATTGGCGAATCTCAGATATTTCTGTGCGTCTTGTATACGCTGGTCGTTTGCCATAGTCATCCCATCCATGATCCAGCCGGTTGTTGCACGGCTCGTTTTACTACCGATTTGCGGGGCTCATTCACCACTAAACCTAGATATTTAAACGCATCGGCACCGTGCGAAAAGATATCGTGCAGCGGCGTTTTACTGAATTGCTTGGTATCTGGGTCCACATCATATCGGTAATGTCTTAAACATTGTAATCCTTGATGGCAATTTTCTCTATCAAAATAACACTTGTTGAATATTGTTCTGGCTGCATTGATAGAGTCCGCAGTTGGGGTCCTTGGCACAATTTGCACCTTGTAACCGGCTGCCCTCACAATGTCGGCAATCGAGCGCCCAGCAGCTGCCAGAGTTGAGTTCTCAGCATCATGCGGCAGCCAAATGGTGTCGTAGTGATACCCAAACTTCTGCATCTCGGCCATGTAAAAGGACATGGTCTTTTGATTGTCCTCAATGTACTTGATCAATCTGATCTCAAACCCAATAAATTGCACAAACCAAATGGCCGTATTGTCGGACCAGCCAAGGTCAAAGACCGCATGAACCCCTTTCATTTGATCGTAAGGGACTTTAGTAATTCGCCCCTCAAGGTCAGCTAGGGTTATCTCGTTACCGAATACCGCTCCATCCACGGTCTTACGGCAGATGCCCTCCCAGACTGTGTTGTAGGCCTCGATGTCCCGCATATGGAGGTTGTCTTTTTCCTCCCGCAGCGTCTGGGGAAACCAAGGGTTATCGCGCCAGGTAATCTTTTGGACTATTGCGTTATTTGGTGGAGACACTACAAAACGCTGGTAGGTGTCATCGGTCTCTAGTTCCGGATTAAAGGTAATCCATATTTCAGAGTTGTCCTTACGGATCGTAGGAATCAGGACATTCCAGCTAGTTTTGGAAACAGTCTGCGCCTCCTCAACCCAGCAAATGTTGACACCCTCAAAGGATTTGACATTAGTAATATTGTTTTTTAGGCCAATAAAGAAGAACTCGGACCCATTCTTACCGCGAATGCTGGTCTGGGTGACCTCGTAAAAGGACTCTAAGCCTAGACTGTCAATCTGGTCTGTCAGCAGCTTATGGACAGAATCCTTAATCGAAACCTGAAACTCACGAGCGCAAAGGATGCGGATGGGGTCTTTGGCTGCCTTAATTAATAACGCCCTGGCAACTCCCCAAGACTTAGCGCCACCGCGCCCACCATAAAGAATCTTGTATCGTTTGGGCTCAAACAGAAAAGCCAGCTTTACGGGGAATTCAGCGTTAGCTACTGCGTCTACAGTCTCAAGCATCTTGGGGTTTTACGAACATAACTTGGATGCCGGCTAAGAGCGGAGTTCCATCGGTATTTTCCATCTGGTTGATCTGCACAGCTTTACCATCAAGCCGGTCAATAACCTCTTTCACCGCCCAGGCCTCGCCTTGTTCAGCTTGCGTGATCAGCTGCTTAACAATGTTTTCCAGCTTTTGAGGTTCTTGGGTCAGCACCTTTCGGAGCTTGTCATAGAACATCTTGCCCTTTACAGCATTAGAATTTCCTATCGGTGCGGCCATAGTGATTAACTCAATCAATAAGTTCCAGTAACTAAATAATAAATCGTTTCTTGTTGTTTGTGTTAATCTTATGCTGTAAACTGTTTACTCTTATGGAGGAGTTATGGAAATAATCAAATCGGAGTTTTGGCATATCCTACAAAAACATATTGCTTTAAGAAAGGGTCAAAAATGAAACGAATAGTCTTTTACTGTGGCGTTAATGTAGAAACTGGTGACGCTTATGTCCGCAACGCACCAGAGTATCTTGCAATGACTAATGAGGAGCGCATAAACGCCTTATCCTTAATAGTTAACGAGTTGTCCCAAGAATTGAGGTTTGTTTCTGCTCAACTCAATACCCAAGAAACTGCATTAGAGGGTCCAAAGTTTCTTGAGTAAATTTTTCCCCATGGTGTTTCATTTGCATTGATCTTGCAATACGGGCCTCAGTCTTACCAGCTTTGCGCATCCTTTCAAATGTTTTTGGAAACAGTAATTCCGCTGGCGCGCCCACAATTTCACCGCTTTTTGCTTGTAAGCCGCCATAATACTGGCCTGGTATTCCCATTGAATAAGACCCGTGCTGAAATTTTGGAACTAATGGTCCAGCGCCTGGCTGTGCAATAAACATTGACCTGCCCGCCTCGCCTTGGAATAAATTAGGGTCGCTCATGACTTTGGCGGTATCTTCCCAGCGCGGAAAACCTTGGTCTCGGAACTTGGCCTTACTCATCGACTCAACAATTGCTTTACGCAGCTGACCGTCTTTTGACATCAACTCGTAAATATTTGGAGAATCTACGCCAGCAAAATCTTTAAATGGATATCTACGCTCATCAGTTTCTGGGTCTTTTACCCAAGTCTTACGAACATCTTCGCGTAGGTCTTTGTATGCCTGTTTGGTAATAGGTAGCGTAGGCAGTTGGCCAACCATGCCTTGAGCCATATGGTGGCTAAAGTTAATGCCCTGTGGACTCATGCCTACAAATATTCCAAGCGCGTCCTCGCCTTTATCGGCAAACATCCGCAAGTTTTCGGTCTTGCTTGATGCGGCAGCAGGCTCTGAGGCCCACGCAATATTTTGTTTAACATTGGGCTCAAGCAGCATATAATCTTTACCGCCTTGGCGTTGTACCGCCTGGCGTAATGGAATTCCCGCAATTTGATTTACTGTTCCGCCAGTTGCTGATAAATCGCCCATGACCGGAACTAATGTTTTGTTTAAAAGAGATTGTGGATTAATTCCAATTTCTTGTATTTTGACTAAGCCAGGCGTATTAACAACCACATCGCCAGCCAATCGCATTTCTTCACGCTGACGCACGGCGCGATTGGCCAAAGATTTCTCAAATCGCGTTACCGCTGCTTTTTCCGCTGCAGTTAAGTCTCCGCGCCCAGGGTAAAGTAATTCTCTGATTGGTATGCCGCCAACATTAGCGCCACGCTTAAACGCGCCTAAAGCAGCTGCCGGAGCCGATCCGCTGGTGGCCATTCCTCCACCTGCTACATTCATGGCCACATTAATTGCATCTTCTGGGCCAATTTCTTCGCCTTGCGCAGCCCTTCTTGGTGTTTCAAATGCCCTAACCAGATCAACTAAGAACTGTGGCGCAATGATGTCGGTATAGTCTATTGGCGGGCTCATTACAGAACCGCGCCCCTCAGATGGCAAACTACCCCGCGGACGGGGCAGAATAGATAGCCTCTCAACTTTAGGGTCGAATATGTCTGACAGTCGGGCCATTATTTCTTCTTCTTTTTGCTTGCAGCCTCACGCTTAACTGAATACGCAATTGCCACGGCCTGCTTGACCGGCTTTCCCGCAGCAATCTCGGCCTTTATATTCTTTTGAAAGGCCTTTTTGCCAATGTCTTTAATCAGCGGCATTACTTTTTCTTCGCAGTTTTAGCCGACTCTTTAAATGCTTTAGCAGTTGGCGCGCCCTTGGTGCCTGGGCTACGCATCTTCTCAGGAGTCTTTCCAGCAGCCTTTTGGCGCTCAATTCTTTCCCTTTTAGCGTGAATATTTGCGTAAAGTCCGGGTTTAGCTGCCATTGTCTTTTTCCTTGTCGTTTTCTATCAGTAAGGCATCAATAATCGCAATTGCGCCCCGTTGTTGCTGCACCCGCTCTAAAGCCGCTTGAAGTTCTAGTACGGATGCCTGCCTCAACTGTAGTAAATAGTCTTTAGTAATCACTATGCATTAAAATTAGCGGCAGTTGCAGCTAATAGGTAATAGTCACTACCAGCGATTTTGACTCGCAAACCATGCGTAATTTCGTTGACATTGGTAATTGTGCCTGTAGCAGCCAATTTAGCGCCTGCTACGGTTACACCAGCTAAATTCAATAAGTAACCATTAGTGTCTACGGTTGCAGCACCTGTGCCATTAACACTGGCATAAATAAGGGCAGTTGTTGTTCCAGTAGACGCACCAGATGCGCAATTTAATTCAATTTCAACTGGGGCATAGTTACCAGCAGAAGTTCCAGCCGATAGCGTCATTTCAGCTAAAACGGCAGAACCCAAGCCAGTAGTACGGCCAGAGGTTCCATATACAACTTCACCTTTAAGT